CCTAGGCGCCGCGCGGCTGATGCAGCTGATCTTGCCCGCGCGCTGCGAATAGATGGCCCCCCCGGCCTGGAGGAAGGACTGGAGCACCTGGTGCTTGTCGTCGTCCGTGTTCGGATAGGCCGAGACGGTCCAGCCGTTGGCCTTGGCGATGTTGGACGCGGCGACGAAGGCCGGAACGTCGATGCCCGACAGCTTCGCCCCGATACCGCCGACCTGATAGTCCGTCGTGCTGCCGTGCGCCGGCGCGCCCTTCAGAGTCGGCCCTTCCCACAGGCCCAGCGCCCACTTCAGCCCCCACAGGATGGGGCAGGTCAGCGTGACCCAGGTGCTGGAATCGTGCAGGCGACAAGGGCCGGACCCGCCCGGATAGGTGCTGTCCAGGGTCGGGTCCCAGCCCTTCAGACCCATCATCTGGACCAGCGGTTTGATCTCGCCCGTCGGGAAGGCCGAACCCTTGGAGTTCTCGGCCATGAAGATGACGCCGGCCGCCTTTCCGGACAGCTTGTGCGCCGATGTCCAGCCCGGCAGGGTCGCGCCGTTCTTGAAGCCGGAGGGCGTCGTCAGGGCGACCGGGGCGGGCTGATGCCCCAGGACGTAACGGAAGAACAGCTCCTGCCGATACGGCTCGGTCGTCGCCCCGCCGTTGGCGTCGAACGACATGAAGTAGTCGTCGGCCTTGAACGACTCGATGGCCGTGATCGGCCCCGCGCCCGACAGGACGAACGGAACGCCGTAATACATAAGGTCCGGGCCGAAGGTGTCCCGGTGGATGACCGACCCCGCGACGCCGACCCGACCCGCCGCGAACGGGATCGGTCCATCGGGGTCGATCACGAACTCGAACGTCCGGCCCGACTGCCCCACCTGCGGCTGAAACACGGACAGGGCCGTGCTGATCGCCAGATTGGTCAGGGCGTTGAAGGCGACGCTCTTCAGCGTGGTCATCAACGTCGCCTTGGCGGCCGTCGCGGCGGCGGCCGGTGCTGCGGCGGAGATTGCGCTGGCGGCGGCCGGAAGGGCGAAAGCCATTCACACCCTCCAGGCGCAGACGAACATGTGGGGGATCATCGGTTCTATCAGGCCGCTGACGCGGTTCAGGGCCAGCACCCGGCCGTTGTCCAGGGCCACCGCCAGTGAGCATCCGAACCCGTCGCCCTCTTCGGACGGCAGGGCGATCAGATCGCCGGGCAGGGCCGCCGCCGGGGCAATCCGCTCCAGCCCCATGGCGTCGATCAGTTCGACCAGAGATGCGAACCCGGTTTGCTTCAGATAGGCCAGCGCGCCGCGCCAGGTCTTGTGGCGCGAGGCGTTCAACAGCTTGGCCGACCGTCCCTGCTTATGCAGGGCATGCGCCGCCAGCTTGCCACAGTCGCGCACGCCGGGTTCGACCGGCTTATAGGCGAACCGGTCCATACAGGCCTGCGTCGCCGCAGCCCGTTTCAGCATCGTGGTCATGGATCAGTCCCTAGTCGGGCAGGAAGGGCACGAAGGACTTCAGCAGGCGCTTGAACACGCCGGGGTTTTCCGGTCGGCTCCGCCATTCCTTCTTGCGGGTCACGCCGTCGACGAACGCCAGGCCCAACTCGCCGGGCCAGATCAGCTGATGGAAGGCGTTGTTCAGCCGCCAGTCGGCGTTCGGCTCCAGCTGGCGTTCCGCCTGGGTGCCGCACTCCAGGACCAGAAGCCAACTGTCGCCGACCTGAAAACGCGGCTTGTCGATCTCGCCGTCGAACTTCAGCTCGGGTGCGCCGATCAGCAGGCCTGCGCTTGGATCGACCGCGCCCTCCCACCACTGGACCCGGACGCCTTGGACGTTCGGAGAGCCCAGCGCCGCCGCGGCGGTGTCTGAGGCCGGCAGAATGCCGATGTCGATCCGGGTTGTTTGGGCCTCGGCGCCGTCCTTAGCGTTGCCGATCGTATCTAGCGATCCATAAACCGGATGATGGGCGACATAGGGCTCCGGGCCTTCACCTTCGCCAGCGTCGAAGACCACGAAGCCGCCGTCCGTCAGGCAAATGGCGCCGCCGGGCATGTCCAGGCGGACGAGGGTGCATTTGACGAACGAGGGCTGCTGAAGCGCGGCGACGAGGTTGCTGTCCATCAGCGCTCCCTCACCGTGAACTGGAGTCCGACCAGCCTGTTCACGCCGACCGACCACTCCCCAAGATCACGGACGAAGCCCTCGATCATGGGCTGGGCGATTTCCACCACGTCATTGTCGGCTGGCGGGAACCGCAGCATGGTCCGCAGCGGCACCGTTGCGGAACCGCCTGACACCGTGACGCTGGAGCGGGCGCGGTACAGGAAACGCCGACCGGACGTCACCACAGACAGAAACTGACCCTTGCGAATGACATACCCGTTCGTCAGCCCGTCGATCACCAGAGACGACCCGGATTGTCCGGCTCCGTTCACGCGCGGCGTCCCTGGCGCGCCTGTGTCGAAGCCGGGCTGATAGACCTTCATGACGACCGTGTCGCCCTCGGCCATCAGGTCGTCCCAATCCATGGAGTCGACGTAGCGCATCGGGGGCATCTGAAAGGTGAGGGCGTAGCGGCTGCCCTTGCGGACAAGCTCTTGCTCTCCGTCCCCGAAAGCAGGGGCCAGTGTGTTCTTCGCCGTGATCAGCCCGATCACCATATTCGACGGAGCCGGATCCGTCGGCAGGATCAAGACGGCCATCAGCCGCGACGCCCAAGGCTGTAGCGGTTACGACGCGCCAGATCAGAAGGGACGGTCTGGCGGGCGCCACTGAATGCAGCGCCGCCGGACTCGGCCGCCATCACCTCCATCTGCGACAGAAGGTCAGCCGTCATGACCGCGCCTCGGAGATCGAACATGACAGGTGTTCCGTCGCCGGCCCGCGTCAACTGCCCAGGCCGCCGCACGTCCACCATTTCTCCGGGCGTCGCGCGGAAGGCCACGAGACTGCTATCCACGCCGCCCGCACCGCCCACGGTAAAGGATCCGCCGGTCTTAAAGCCGGGCAGGCCAGAACCGAAGGCGTTCATGACGCTCTTGCCGATGTCCGCCCATTTTGAGAACCGACCACCGCCAACGGAGCCTCCGAGCTCAAACAGACTGCCGAGGGCGCCCTTCCAGTCTTTGGACCCTAGGGACTTGAAGAGGCCGTCCAGGGTCGCATTCACGTCGGACGACATGCCGTCGAATGCCCGCGCCGCGTCGCCCGTCATCGCCTCAATCGGCGAAACCATGTTGCCCTGAAGCTTGGCGATCCACTCCCCGATCTCTTCAACCATGTCGGGAATGTAGCTGTGCCCGACCACGGCGTCGTACAGCTTAAAGAAGGCGTCCCCGACAGCCTTGGCCTTGTCGATGACCCATTGCAGAACGGCGCCTAGCCGATCCCGCAGCCACGTCGTCACCCCTTCGACCAGCTTGGACACGCTTCCGATGACACCGGGAAAAAGCGTCTCAAAGGCGTTCAGCACCCCCGTCACCAGGGCGCGAACCGCGCTCCCCAACGCGTTCCACATGGTTGAGAAATCGCCACGCAGAAGGGCCGCGAGGGCGCGCAGAACGTTGGTGATGACGTTCACGGCGCCGGTGATCAAATCAACCGCCGCTCCGAAGATGCGCGCCACGATCTCGCCGAACGTCTTTAGCGTGGTGGCGGCGCTGTCAGGCGATCCATCGCCGAGAACGGCGACGAAGACGGAGCCCACCGCGCGCACGGCGCCGACCAGCGCATCCCACAGCGGCAGCAGCTTGGGCCCGATGTTCTCCTGCACGGATGCCGCGAAGCTCTGAATGATCGGGATCAGATCATCTCTGAAAATGAACAGCGCCGCGCCCACGGCCGCCGCGGCGGCGGCGAAGGCCAGAAATGGCGCACCGATCGTGCCGATCACGGGAAGAAGGGCTCCTAGCACCGTCACGAGCCCGCCGGCAGCGACCAATACGGGGCCCATTGCCGCGGCAACTGCAGCTGCGACGAGCGCGAACTGCTGAACGCCGGGCGATGCGCTGGCGAAGGCGCGCGCGAGATCAGCCACGCGCGCGATCAGGGGGCCGATCACGTCTCGAACAATGGGCTCGAAAGCGCCCTCAAGATCCATGAGCGCAGTCTTCAGCGGCTTCCAGATGTCGGCGTTGCCGGCCGCCTCGGCGGCCCCGCCGAACTGACGTTCCAACTCAGCCAGCATGATCGCCTGGGCTCCGGCCATGTCGCCGACACCCTGCATGGCCTTGATCTGCTCTTCCTGCTGCTCCGTGAACTGAATGCCGACGCGACGCAGGGCGGCAAGGCCCTGTGCCGGGTCGTTCAGCGCCTTGCCGACCATCAGTGTTGCGGACTGAAGGTCACCGCCCATACGCGCGCTGATGTCCAGGATTGATTTCTGAGCCCGGTCGAATACGTCCCCGGCGACATTGCCGAACGTCAGCAGGTTTGCCGTGACCTTCGTCAGGATTTCATCATCATCGACACCCGTCAGGTTCCGCAGTTCCTCGGCCGTCTTGGACAACTCTTCGGCTGTCTTTCCAGAAGCGCCGCCCATCGAAGTTAGGGCGGCGTTGACTTGGGCGGCGGCGGCGGCGGCGTCCTGGCTTCCCTGGAGAAGGTGCGCGCCAAGAGCGATGAACGGCGCGGTGATCGCGGCGGACATGCCGGCGCCGGCCGTGGCGATAGTGGCGCCGACCGACTGCATCTTGGAACCGGCCTCGCGCAGATGGCGCTGGGCCGCTGAAAGACCATCGGTGAAGGCGGCGCTGTCGAGGCCGAGAACGACGCGCAGCGCGCCGACCGTCGCAGTCGTCATTGAGACCTCCAGCTTGCACGCATGGCCGCAAACACGGCCTTCATCTCGTCGGGGGATTGGACGCGAGGCTGGCGCTTTTCACCCGTCAGGGTGTCCAGCGCGGGCATGGCTTTTGGCTTGTGGTGCGCAAAGGCGACCAGAGAGGCTGTCGTATGCGCCAGCCATGCACGATTTTTCTGCTCGTTCAGGGCAGCCCTCGCCTTGCCCTGGAGCGCAATCCTGAACAGCCTTGGCGTCTGTCGCCAGAAGGTTTCAGGATCGAACCCTGCTTCTACCCAGAGCCCTAGGCTACGCCCCCAGCACCAGGCTTCGACCGGCTCCGAGGGTCCGCGCCCTCCTTACCCTCCGGACTGCCGAACGAGGCGGCGCAGGACTCTCCGATCAGCTCTGCGGCGCGTGGCAAGCCGATCTCTTGGATCAGCCGGCCGGCGTCGGTCACGGTCAGGTCCGAGTGGTGGGCGCGCAGCGCGGCGTGGAAAACCGCGCGCACGGCCTTGGGCGAGCCGAGGGCGGCTGAACCGTCCATCAGGCCTGGCACCACGTCGTCCAACTCGCAAAGAGCGTTGAAATCCAGCAACAGAACATAGTCCTGCCCATCGGCCGAGAAGCCGACCTCGCCCTTGATCTTGTTCGCCATGGGTTATGCGGCCTCGGTATAAACCGGCAGGCCGGTGACCTTGATCGGCAGGCTGAAGCGGCGGACGCTGTCGACCTCGATGGCCTCGCTCGGCTTGCCGGTGACGATGCCATCGAAGGTCTCGGTCGCGCCGTCCGGGTATTCGATCTCGAACTCCTGGACATTGTCTTCCAGGAACAGGGTCGAGGCGATGGCGTAGGCGGCGTCAGTGAAGTTGAAGGTCACTTCAGCATCGCCCGGATCGCGCAGCGTGCCGCGGAACTCGCGCGTGCCGTTCGGCGACGCCAGGTGCGTCACATCCACGGTCTCGCGCACCGGCTGGGGCGGCTGGATCGTGACGGCCTCGCCGACCTCGGCGAACACCTTGGGCGTCACGCCCGCGGCGGACGTGCGGTACTTGAAGAGGGTACCGAGCCCGATAGTGGCCTGGGAAGCTGCCATGGCTATATCTCCTATCCGATGGCGTGATGGACCATCAGGTCCAAGCGGGTGCGGAAGAGGGCCTGGCCCCCTTCGTCGAAGGTGTCGTCGGACTCGTCCTCAACGAAGACGCCGTCGAAGCGGACGCCGCCGCCGGACCAGCGGCCGGCGGACATGGCGGCGATAACGGCCCGCGCCGTCTTTTTCGCCGACGCGTAGTTGTCGCCCCAGCAGTCGATCTGCATGCGAGCGGCGCTCAGACCACTGTCGCCTGTCAAGTGATAGGCCCGCCCGCCGTCGATCCGATGGACCACGATGGCGGGGAGGGCGGAGCCCTGCGTCCGGCGCGCGGGCCAGACGCGCTGGCTGACGAGGGCGATAACGCCAGCCGAGGCCAGCAGACGCTGGATTAGTTGCTCTTCCATCTGGTCACCCCTTGGCGGCCATTCGGGCCTGCTTCTTCGCCTGGCGCTCGGCCGCCTTGGTGATCTCGGCCATCAGGTCTTCGCCGATGCCCGGCAGCAGGGCGCCCTTGCCGGCGTCCCACGCAGGGCGCGCGAATGGCTGGGGCGGATGGTTCTGCGTCCCGAACTCTTGGAGGTGGGCCTGCGGCATCCGGCCGGGGCCGGCGTAGGCCTCGACCACGGACTGCTTACGATGACGACGGGGACGCTTTGTCGTGACGGTCACGCTTTCCTTCAGGTCGCCAAACAGATTTGGCGCGCGCGCGGCCATGTCGTCGGCGATGGGCTGAAGACGAGCCAGGGCCACACGGCGCAGGACATTTCGGCCGGTCGCCTTCTTCAGCTCCCCAAGGGCCCGCTCAACCTCACGCAGACCTTCGACCTTAATTCGCGTCATCGTCGCCACGGCCCCCAGCAGTGATCTCCAGGCCTTCCCGGCGGCCGATCTCCTTCACGTTCGTAATGGCGTAGATCCGACCGTCGAAGACGAGGCGATCCTTCGGGTTGACGCTGGCGACCTGACTGGACCAGCGGATCAGAAATCTAGCCTGCACCTCTGCGGCGCGCTCGCCGGCGCGGAACCGCTCGCCGTCCGCGACGGGCGTATACTTGGCCCACACGCGCGCCAGGTCCGACCACGTCTCGACCGGCTCGTTGAACTCGTTCGGCGCCACAGTCGCGCGCTGAAGCGTGATCCTGCGGTCCAGCTCGCCAGCGCGCATGTCGACCTCCTAAACCCGGTAGGGGCTGTAGGGCCGGAGCAGGGCGTCGATGGTGGGGCTGACGCTGAATGACTGTCCTGCGACTATGGTCTCGCGGACGCCGTAGAGGTCGCCGAGCATGAGCATCGACGCCGCCTTGAACGCCGGCTCTGCGCCCTGCGGCACCAGCTTCAGGTCGCAGTGGTTCAGGCACGACAAGACCGCGGCGTCGAGATAGCTCTCGATCAGAGTATCAGAGCCGTTATCATCGACTCTCAGGTGCTCCTTGGCTTCCTCAAGCGTGACGAGCGGGCCTGTCGTAAGGACAACGACGTTCAGCACGTCAGGAGGCCTTGTTCAGCGGCTTCGGCTCAGCCTTGTTCTTCGGCGCCGGTTCGGCCTTCGTGGCGGCTGGGGACAGGATGCCCTTTTCCACCAGCCGAGACACGTGCGAGGCCGAGCCCTGGTAGGTCTCACCTTCCGCATACATGCGGTCGATGAGCACGGCGCGATTGACTTTGAACTTGTCGGTCATGATGGCCTCCTTGCGAGGCGGTCGACGTGATCGGCCGCCACGGAAAGAGGCCCGGCAGGCTTGAACCCGCCGGGCTGTTTCAGGTCAGGGAGATCAGATGATGCGGCCGAGGTCGCCGTACACCAGCGCTTCGGGGCGATAGATGGCCAAGGCCAGCCGCTCCTCAGCGCGGATCGTGACCTTGTTCTTGACGAAGTTGTCCTGGTCCTCGGTCGACACTTCGACCGTCGCATCTTGGCGGTCGAAGATCTGAGCGGCCAGGTCGAACGCGCCCGTCAGGAACTTGTCGACGCCCATGGCTTGGGTGGCGACGACCGGCAGGCCCCACAGAGACGGGGAGATCGTGCCCTGAGGGTTGCCGATCAGGTAGCGGCCTTCGCCGTCCTTCAGCATCTCGATGTAGGCCCAGTCGATCGGGTTCAGCACCGTGCCGTTGGCGGGGTACTCAGCAAGAGCGACCTGCAGGTGCCCCATGCGGATGGTGTCGATCAACTGGCCGGCGACCAGCCCCCCCGGCGCCGCATAGGAGGTCGCGGCGGTGACGAGGCCTTCGAGGTTCTGGCCCGTGCCCGAGCCGTTCAGCAGTTGCTGCTCTTCGACGTAGGCCAGACCGTAGCGCAGGCGCTGGTCGATGATCGAGCGCAGGGCCGGAGCATCAGCCAGGATCTGCACAGAAGCCCGCATCCAGTGCGCGATGGTCCGCACGGTGGCGGTTTCCTCGGTGTACTGGATTTCGGACTGCGGCTTGAGCTCACCTTCGGCCACCGGAGCGGCGTTGTTGGTGAAGCCTTCCTCGCGGTCGTATTCCAGCGAGCCAGTGCCGATGTTGCCCTGGG